GATGCCTCAGATGATTATACACCAGAAAGTTATTATGCTTTGAGCAAACTACAGGCAGACAGATATTTTCGTAAATTTGAATTTGATGATCAGACTAAGATTCTTGGATTGAGATACTTTAATGTGTTTTCAGACGGAGAATTCGAGCAACATAAAGATGAAGGGAAATCAGCATTATGTTGGATGTCTGAACAATATAAAAAAGACGGGGTTATAAAACTCTTTAAAGGTTCAAAAGAATTATTCCGTGATTTTGTTCACGTTAAAGATGCTGTTTGGATGACAATAAATGCTATGAAAAAAGGTCGTTCAGGAATTTACAACATTGGAACAGGAACTCCAAAATCATTTTATGATATGGCCGCGGACGTATTAGAAAAGGAATTTAGTACAGACGAATCTAATATCAAATTTATTTCAATGCCTGATAATATAGCACAAGGTTATCAAAAATTTACTCAAGCAAATATGGATAATGCTTGTTTTTCAATAACTACTCGACCTTAGATCATATCTAGTATAATTTTAGTATCTCCCTTTTCATCTCCTCATAGTCTACTCCGTGGTGTGCTCCTTTAACATCATTTACTTTAACCACAGAGTATTGTTTTAATATTTTTTCCAAGCGTTTTTCATAAACGCTTTTAGCTCGTTCTTTAAAGGGCACATAATTTTCATTTTCCATATATAGTTCTCCCAATCGCCAATATTATATAAATAGTAGTAGAAGTTTCTTCCATATTTATTTATACATCATTTTAAAAGGTATGGCAGGGACGGAAAACACATAAATAAAGAATAGATAAAGATTAAAGAAAAAGGTTGTAATGGCTAAATTACAAAGTGTAGACAATTTGAGAGATTATGCGTATCGTAAACTTGGTGCTCCAAAGATTGAAATCCAAGTTGATGATACTCAAGCATATGATAGGATAGATGATGCTCTCCAACTATTCGTTGAGCGGCATTTTGATGGTGCTGAGGAGAAGTTTGTCATCATAGAGTTTACCGCCGATGACGAAACAAACGAATATTTAACATTGGACGATGAAATCATAGCGGTAACAAGAATTTACGAGCCCGGAAGATATTCTTCTGAGGCGATGAGTGATGTACGTTACAGAATACTAGCAGACGAAATGTTTGATATGACCAAAGTCAATATGCAGTATTTTGAAATAACTATGGAGCATCTTGAAATGATTTCGAGTTACTTCAGATTAGATAGAACGTTTACATTTAATAAGGCGACTAATCGTCTTTATTCTCATTCTGGAAAGATCATTGAAGGAAATAAAATTCTTCTACGAGCGTATCAAGCCGTAATACCAGATGAATCTTCATCTTATGCGTTAGATGTATTCAATGATGAATGGATTAAGAAATACGCCACTGCACAAATTAAACAGCAATGGGGTGCAAATATGAAACAATTTGATGGAATGCCCTTGCCAGGAGGAATAACGATTAATGGACAACAAGTTTGGGATGAAGCGAAAGAAGAGATTGACAAACTCGAAGAGGAATTTTCACTTAATTACGAACTTCCAGCTAACTTTATAGTGGGGTGATCTTGTGGGTATGTTCGACAATATGTCCAAATCTCCAATGGTTAAAGATATTGTAGAAGAGGTTGTCGCAGTAGTTGGATTTACCGCGAAATATCTTCCACGCAAATATGGTACGGCGATAGATCCTATTTTTGGAGAAGACCCATCAAGCAAATTTGATACTGTGTGGACTTTTAATGTTCTCATAGATGATTATCAAGAATATGGTGATGTCGGAGATTTCTACGGTAAATTTGGTGTACAAGTTACTGATGAAATGAAAGTGTCTTTTACAAAGAAAGACTTTGCCGAGCAAACAGTAGCCACAGATGATGATACTCCAATTGCTGGAGACTTGTTATATTTTTCTGATGCTGAAGCATTATTTGAAGTAACATTTGTCGGCAACGATTCTTCATTCTATCCTGCACCTGAAGGTCCACAATACATTTGGACACTAACGCTCAAACCTTGGGAATATGGTGGAGAAGATATTAATGTGGCTGATGCAGAGATAACCGCAGTAGAAACAGAGATAGAAGCGGCAGTAAATGCTGAATTAGCAACTCCTGATTGGGATACTATGGATGATGATATTCTAGACCTATCAGAAATGAACCCATTTGGAAGTACATAATGTTTGGAACAACTTGGTATCACGGAACAACTAAAAAATTAATTACTGCTTTTGGATCAGTTTTTAATAATGTTCACGTTCAGCGGAAGGAATCGGATGGTACTCTCATTAAAGATATTAGAGTTCCTTTAGCCTATGAGTCTCGCAAAAAATATCTGGCACGATTAATTCAAGATAGTGTAAAGAACAGACAAGTACCACGTATGGGATTTATTATGACGGGATTAGAAGCAGATTATTCTCGGTCGCCGAATCAAATGAATGAGTATAAATTCAATCAGGCGGCTAATCCCAATAAAGCAACTATTATGTATACTCCTATTCCATACAACTACAATTTCAGTCTAGACGTTTATGTGGATTATATGGATGATGGACTTCAAATCGTTGAACAAATTTTACCTTATTTTCAACCAGACTTCAATATAGTAATCGAAGAAATTCCTGAATTAGATTTAAAAAGAGATATTCCTATCGAACTTACTGGATTGACTATGTTGGATGAATTTGAGGGAGAATTTTCAGAACAACGAATAGTCAATTGGACTTTAGATTTTATCGTAAAAGGCTGGCTTTATCCACCTCTACGAGAACAAGATATTGTCAAAGAGGTTGATGTTAAATATTCGACTCCTGATGTCGTAGACGAAGAAGACGAACCGATTGATCAGGGATGGGTGAGTGTAGGAGGCAGTACGTAATGATTACTTTCTCAAAATATACAGAAATAGTTAATGCTATTGCTACCAAACTAAAGACTACAAAGGATGCCGCTAATAATGCTCTCATAAAAGCACAGCAAAAGGGGATTGATCCTCTGAAATGGCAGAAAAATTTAACTATATTGAAATCGTTTATTCAAATAGTTGCACATTATGATCCGACAATTGATGAAAGATTGATGACGGATAAACAACAAGTTGGTCAGATGAATCATTATTGGAAAAATATGTCTCATCCACTGGTTTCTGATAAAGAGAAAAAGAGAAGTATGGATGATAGATTTGGTATCAAAAATATCAAACTTGATAAATATGGAAACATTATATCATTTGATAAATATAAACGAGGTCGATTTGAAGATATAGATTATGAAAAAAATAGAAGAAAAGAAAAGCGTTAAAGATAAGTTAGATGCGGAATTAAATGTTGCCGAAGATATTATAGCAGATTTTGAGAATGTTAGAAATGAAGATGATTACGACGGAATTCACTTTATTGACAAACGAATTGTAAATACTCGAAGAGAACGTGGTCTTGCTCCTAGAACGGAAGTGCTATCAGATCCAGATAGTGGTGATCTCGGAGTAGATTATCAATATGCTAGAGAGAATCTATATAATCTTATAGAACGAGGTAATGATGCTCTTGAAGGTATTCTTGAACTTGCTAAAGAAATGGAACATCCGAGAGCATATGAAGTAGCTAGTGGTCTCATCAAAAATGTATCCGAAACTACAATGGAATTGTTAAGAATGCAGAAAGAATTAAAATTAATGAAAGAGGGAGAAGCACCAAAAACAAATGTCAATAATCTTTATGTGGGCAGCACCGCTGAATTGCAAGAAATGTTAAAGGGAAAGACTATCAATGATGGGAAAGATTAAAGACTGGATAGATGCTAAAATGTTCGACCTCTTCGGTAAAGACAAATCCGGAGATTTACTTTACGAAACTCGATGGGTGTGGTATCATACTGTTCTTGTCATAGAGTTGTTTATAATAATCCTATTACTATTGTACATAGCACTTTAAAGATGCAATTATATTATGACCATAAATTCCTACCTAGGCAATCCCCTATTAAAAAGTCTAAATACTCCTCAAAACTATTCTAAAGAGGAGATAGAAGAATATATAAAATGTAGGGATGACCCAATTCATTTTATTACGACCTATATGACCATTGTCAATGTAGATCAAGGATTAATGAAATTTGAATTGTGGCCGTTTCAGAGGGATCTAATCAATCTATTATCAAAAAATCGATTTAGTATAGTCAAATGTCCTAGACAGTCTGGTAAATCACAGACAAGTCTGGCATTTATGCTTCATTACATATTATTTAATGAGCAGAAAAACATAGCGATTCTAGCGAATAAGGGAGCAACCGCAAGAGAATTATTAGGTCGTCTTCAATTTGCTTATGAAAAACTTCCTATGTTTATTCAACAAGGAGTATCTGAATGGAACAAAGGTTCTATTTTTTTAGAGAATGGCTCCCGAATTCTTGCCTCTTCTACGTCATCGAGTGCTATTCGAGGGTTTTCTTTTAACCTGATTTTTCTTGATGAGTTTGCATTTGTTCAGCAAAATATGGCAGAAGAATTTTTTAATTCTGTATATCCTACGATATCATCTGGACAAACATCACAAGTTATTATTGTATCAACTCCAAATGGTATGAATCATTTCTATAAGATGTGGACTAATGCCATTGAAGAACGATCTGACTATAAGGCATTTTCTGTTAATTGGTGGGATGTACCTGGACGGGATGCAGAA